CTGAAACGCCACGCCGTTTAGGTTGGTGACGGCGAGCATGAGCAAGCTTACGACCTTGGACGCTTCGAGCGTTTTGAGGTTGTAAATTCCTGCGCCATTAAAATCAATTACCACTGTAGAAATAGCCATAGAATCTCCTTTACTATAAATGACCTGTTACACGTTCCACTGCACTGGAAGCCGGTAAAAAACAAGCTAAATTGAATGCGTCGGCAAGGTCGGGCGACTTACCTAACCGGCGTTTGGTCTGCGTCTTTGCTTCAACGACCCGGCGGTTCATGCTGTCCACGACGAAAACAGGCGCCTTTAGTTCGGCCAATAGCTGCTGTTGTGCGGCTAGGGGCAATTGCTGCATGGATAGGTTGCCATCACGGGCGAGCTCTGCGGCGAGGAACCATAGCTCACTGCGTAGGTTCGGGAAGTCGCCCGGCCAGTTGGAAACGGTGGATGAATTGACGCCCACGAATTTAAAGCGCTCGGAACCGGCCCCGCAACAATCCACGACGCCGGCGCCTAGTCCGCCCTCATCGATGTAGCAAGGTATGGTTCGGGCGTGCTGCTGGGGGGTGCTGTGTTCGGTGGCAAGCTCTTTCAATCGCTGCGCTGTCTGCGTAATCGTCCAACCTCGGTGCGCTTCAATTGCGAGAATGCAACGGCCCTTGCGTGTGACCATTACGGTGCGATCATCGCCGAAACGGGCAACGTCGCAACCAATAGCGACAAGCCAATTAGGCTCGACGGCCATGGGCTGCAAGAGCAAGGCCAGTGCGCTATCGCCCCATACTGAATTGATTGCCCTGGTTGGCCATCTGCCTAGGATTTGAATTTCAAAAAGTGGGTCTTCGGGTAGGTAGGTGACGCCCTCGAATGTAAAGGCGTTCCAAGGGTGCGGCTCGTCGGGGGTCAGGCGTTTGCATTCACCTTCAAGGCGGTCAACGACTTGCTGGTAGGTCACGGCGCCGGGTATTATGTTGGTTCGGCTGGTCACGTTGGGGTGGTCTAAGGCGCTCATTTCGAGCACGGTATGGCGCCCGCTGGCTTCTTCTGCGTATGCCGGTGATGAAACGTCGTACGGGTTATAAATGCCTAGAAAGCAATAACTAGGGCCATCCGATAGCATAGTTCGAGCACGTTCCCAAAAGATTTTATCGACGCCGGCCGCCTCATCGAAGACGATCATTAGGGCGGTGCCGTGTCGGCCTTGGAATGCGTCGGCTTTGTTGGCGGTGAGGCCATGAATAAAATGGTTGGGCGATTCTTCAAGGCGGGTTGCTTTGGGTAGGAAGTGGGGGTCACGGGGTCGAATGTTGCGAAGTTCTTTGAATAATAGGTCACTCACTTGGATATGCGTGGGGGCGGTGGTGAGGACTAAGCCGGGGTTATGCCGGTCATAGAACCAAGACGCCGCAAGGGATGCGATGAAGGTTTTTCCGACGGCGTGGGCTGCCCGTACTAATACGCTGTAAGGCGGCTGGGTGAGGGCGGTCAGGATTTGCGACTGCTGGGGCGTGATGCGGATGCCTTTGGCGGCGGCGTAGGCGATTGGGTCAGCGGGTAAGGCGGTATTGAGTGCTGCCAGTTCCATGCGGGTGCGGCGTGCTAGGGCTAAGATTTGGCGGGTTTTCATAGGGTGGCGCCCCATTCGACTAATACCCGCATAAGATTATTTCCCTAAGTTTTTGATTGGTTCGGGCGGCGGCTTTAAGTGAAAGCTTGTGGTTTGAAAATGCGGTTCGGATCGTCCTCAAGGCGGCTTTAACCCGCTTCAATTCGTCTCGAAGTTTTTTAATCTCCGCTTTACCACGGGCGGAGAGGTTTAGATTTTTGGTATGGCAAGAATTGCATAGGTCTTTATGCCCGTACTTTTTAATGACTATTGTGCCGCATTTAGAGCAATTGATGGGAATCTTCATTATTTACCTTCATCCAGTTTGGCGATTGAGTGCGCTGCCATTTCGCCCCTAATTGCCTGCACTTCTTTTTTGAGGTCGTCGAGTTCCCGGCGGTCGGTGATTTTGGCGAAGAGCTCGGGGTGCCGGCGTTCGAGTAGCCACGCCGAGGTTTGCCAAGTAAGCTTTGAATGCCCTTGAAGATTCTTGAGGTTGTCGCTGATGAAGTCGTCTGCGGCTTTGGCCATGGCCGTAACGAGTTCGCCATGAATGCCGGTGGGTTGTTTCTGGCCTCGTTTTTTCCAGTCGTAAACGGTGCTGCGGTTAAGGCCGGCGGTGGTTGCCGCAACGGAGATGGGGCACCCGGTGCGAATGGCCTTGCATATGGCGGTGATGTGTTTTTTGGTGATGCTGGTGGCCTTTTTGGCCATGTTTTCCCCTTTTTAAGATGTTGGATATTAGGCGCTACTTTGTAACGTCGGCGCCTGGTGGGTCGAGTTCGGCGGCGGTTATTTCGCCCGACTGCATTCTGCACCATAGTCGAAGCGCCTCGAGCCCTTCGGCCATGTACATGGTCGCCGCTGCTTGGGCTCTGACATAATCGGCGGCGCAATAGCTCGAATAGGTTTCGTTGAACCAATCGACGGGAATTTGGCACTGATTCGGGTAAACGGGTTTATTGGCTTCTGGTGGCGGCATTATCTGCGGCTCCTTCTGCTTGCGTGTGGGCTGTTAGGGTTGTTGATAAGGTGGTTAGCGGTGCGCCTCATGCGTTGGCCGATAGCCATGCGATTGCTGAAGTGTCTGAGCACGGCCCAATAGAATTTGCCTTTGGATGGCGCCTTCATGGCTCGGTTCATTATTGCCCTGGGAACGGATGGATAAACATAGCGGCCTGACGAGTTGTTTTTGCTGGCTCGGAGTGTGACAAGGGTCATGTCGCCGATATCCCGAATATCCTGCTCTCCGCCATAATCGCCTCCCATTTGCCGAAAATTGAAAGCGCCGATCCAAGAAGAATCGACGTCAACGTCTTGGCCATCTTGATAGCCATAGCGCAAAGATAGGTCGCCATGTTGTTCGACGTCTCTTTTTCCGTAGGGTCTGGGTTCTTGTCGGGTCGTCTCTGGTGGTAGCACTAATTTGCCACGTCGCCGGCGTCGTTGCCCGTCCTTTGGTACTGGGGCGGATTTAAGGCCGATTAGTTCGTTCTTCAAAATACCTAATAGCCTTGAATATTCTGAGGCTTGAGAAGTTTGCGTAGTGTTTGATACTGGTGCTAATCCACGTTCCTGATAAGCCGGCGGCATTATTTCGAGTTGTTGTTTGGTCGGTGGCTTAGGTGGTTGCCTGGGTGGTGTTCGGCCACTTGCCGGCGGTGTATTGCCAAAAAGTAGCTTGCCCAAAAATTTACCAAGTGCTCCGAAAATTGACGGCCCTAGCATAATGCCTCGTTTGTTGTTTGTTTGTTACTAAGCCTCAACCCGCCCTCCACCTAATAAATGACCAATAGCGCATGCGCTGCGTCTTTGGCCTTTTTTGGCTCGACATAGCTAACGGTGATTTGGTTCACATGATCGGTGTTATCTTCTCGAAGTACGCCTACGGTGCGCATGAGGTCGATGCAAGCTTTAAGGCTGTTGTCTAAGTCTCGGGTACTGCGCCAACCTTTGCCGCCGACGATGGTAAGATGAACCTGGCACGGGTAAACGGTGTGCGGCTTGGTTGCGCCGATGTTGATGGTGTTCTCGGTTAGCCAGTCGATGTATTGTTTCGTTCTGAAGGTCATGCGGCCCCGGCGCCGGTAAAGGTGGTTCACCGAAGGCGGGATGGTGAGTGTGTAGATGCGGTTCATGAGGTGGGGTCTTTGGTGTCTTTGTTGTGGATTTTTCTATGGCACTCCCCGCAAATTCCGACTAGCTCCCAAAGGTATTCGTCGCAAATATGGTCGTAGGTTAGGTGGTGAACTTCTGTAGCCGGGCGGCACAGGCACCCCTCGCAAACACGATTGCACCTAGTAAAAACTTTTGACCTAAGAACACCCCAGTTAGAGCTTTCCAAGTATTGCTGGTATTTTTCAATTCGAGATTTTTTTAAGTTGGAAAATTCTTCTTCCACGTTTGCGCTGTATTTTTCTTCGGCTATTTTGTTTAGCCCTTCTCGAATTTTACAAGCCCTTTTTGAAAGGCTATGCCGCAAGTCTTCGTCAAAGTCTGGAAGGTCTTCAACGCTAATGTGCATTGGCAAGTCAGGCTTTTTTACTTTTTCTATTGTGTGCCCACACCGTGAGCATTGTGTTCTAAATGTTAAAACTTTATTTGTTGCAGTGTATTTTGTTAGCTTTTTTGATACGTGTGAACACTCAAGAATCTTTTGGGAATATTCGTAATTTTCTTGTCTTTTTTTTTGAAGTATTTCGTATAAGTTTTTCCTGATGTCATCATATTCTGAAATGCCAGTGTTCATTTCTTCGCCTCCTGCTTGTCATCGACCTTCTCCCAACCTTCAAAGTTTTCGGCGGTGTCATCTGGGTCAAACCCTGACCCGTCACATCTGCTGAAGCCTGTGACACGATGGCCAAGAAAGCCGTCATCGTCAACCACTGCCCAAAAAGCCACGGGGCTATAAGTTTCTGGCCCGTCTTTATGGCTAAACTTTGCCACCCAACCGGGAAGCGCTGCGGATATCGACAATATTTTAAGATTCATTTTCTTCGCCTTTCGAGTTAAAAGCTTTGCCTGGCAGTCTGGCATATCAAAATTCAGACCCTTGCGCCCGTTCGGGAAGTCACTAAGGAAACGGGTTCAAGTTGCCAAGCAAATTTAGGGCCCCCGCATCCAACCATGACTTGCCGCCCGGTTTAGAAGCGGGTTGATGGTAAGGGGATGCGGGGGTTTACGGGTTGACTACTTGCAGCCGCCGGCGGAGCGTGTGCCCCGTCGGGAAAATAGTCGGTTGGTTCTGTCACGCTTCACGGTGCGGGTGATACTCGCCTGCACGCTAAGACGGGGGCCACGGGCTGCTGCGCTACACTGGCCGCCAGAACATTCGCCGGCGCCGAGCGCCAAGGTCAATAACAATGCGATCATAATGATCACTCCTTAATTGGAACTACTAACACTGCCCGCCACGTTAGCGGGTTTTCTTTTGGTTGCCGCTTTGAACGGCTTGAGGTCGGTGCTGCCCTGTCCTAGAGCGTAAACAGGGCCGTGGCCGAGGTCGATTAGGTGCTCAGGCTTGCGAATTTCTTCGGGCCTGCACCATCCGACAAAATGCACAAATGGAAGCTGCACAATGGCAAGAACCATAAGGTCGATGTCGGGGTTGTTTTGCTGTGGGTTGCTGATTAGCCTGCCGGACAATTGCGACGTGCTTTTGATATCTACTCGTTTGCCTGCGGTGATGTTGTCGTAACCGTTGCGGCGGCTGATGAAAGTAAGGTCGGGGAATACGTTGTGGTGTTTTGCCCATGCGTACTCCGCCGCTACGCCTACCACGTCGATGGAAGTTTGGTCGTGGCCGAATTGCCTGGGTGTTGCGCCGGACGCTTTACTCACTGCGGTGCGTAATGCACCCAATGTGTGGATCACGCCGATATCGGCGGCTGATAATTCGACTTGCATTTTTTGGGCTTGGGATCTGCGGCGACGTCCTGTCGGGTGTTGTGTACGCTTGTTTTACCCCGGTAATGCCGGGGTGTCAAGATAATTAAGGTCTGGATTTAACTTTTTTCAAAACTATTTTGGCGTCTTCTTTTACCGACTTATTAAAACTTTTCCAGTCCTTTAAGTGTCCTACAAAAAAGTGACAATTACCGCCGTTTTCGCAAAGGGTGATAAAGTTTTTGTTATCGAGTTCAAGGTCGGGGTGAAGGTGGTAGGGCTGCATATGATGCACCTCGAGATTGTCGGTGCTGCCGCATGCGGCGCAAGCTGGGTTTGTTTTTAGCCACGCCTTGCGGGTAGCTGGCCACTTGGGCGAACGGGTTGGCATGCCTTGGAAGTATTCGGTAATGCGTTTTACAATGCTCATGGCGTTTCCTCGAGTGTCGATATTAGGGTGATGTAAGCGATAGCGTCTAGAAGCGAATCTTTTTTGTGTAAATTACTTTCTCGTACGAGCTTGAGGCCCGCCATCAAGAGCGCTACCTCCGAAGCGGTAATCTTTTCCCCTGGCGCAAACTTATTTCTGAGCAGTGCGCTCCACACGTCGGCGATTGCGGTAAGCGAGTCCTTCGGGGAGCCATACTGTAGTTCCCGTTCTTTGATGATTGCGTCGGCCTCGGTGAGAATATCGATCATGAATCTAGTTTGCCTCTCC